GCTCCGAAACTTGTCGGTAGCGGCATCGAATACTTAACACCAAAAGAGGACCTCTCAAATGGCAACGTCCATGCGCTCGGTAATGGCCCATCAATTCAGCCAGGTTCCAACAGTGGAGATCCCGCGATCAAGCTTTGATCGCTCTCACGGCTACAAAACTACCTTCGACGCCGGACGTCTCATCCCTATATTTATCGATGAAGCGCTCCCAGGAGATACCTTCAATTTGTCAATGACGGGATTCGCACGCCTCGCGACGCCGATATTCCCGATCATGGACAACATGTTTATGGAAACATTCTTCTTCGCCGTCCCTTACAGACTTGTCTGGGACAATTGGCAGAAATTCAATGGCGAACAAACTAATCCAGACGACTCCACCGACTTCCTCATCCCCCAAATCTCTCCGCCTGCTGGCGGCTATGTCGCGAACGATCTCGGCGACTACATGGGTATGCCTGTTGGCATTGACGGCTTCACTCATTCAAGCCTGCACTTTCGTGCTTACAGCCTCATATTCAACGAATGGTTCCGCGACCAAAATATTATCGACTCTGTCCCGGTCGACAAAGACGACGGCCCCGATAATCCCGACGACTATCAAGTCCGACGGCGCGGCAAACGACACGATTACTTCACTTCCTGTTTGCCATTCCCCCAAAAAGGCGACCCAGTAACCATCCCTCTCGGCGACACGGCCCCAATTATCGGCCTCGGCGCCGAAAATGACTTCTACACCGCGGGCGTACTGCCCCGCATTGAGACCTCTGGTCTCGAAATAGTCTATCCCTGGGAAACCAATGCTAACGATCTCTTCGTCCGCGGCTCTGCCGAAAACGAAGCTGATCCACAAATTTTTGCCGATTTAAGCGAAGCGACGGCAATCACAGTTAACGCACTCCGGGAGGGGTTTCAAATACAACGGATGTTCGAACGGGACGCCCGTGGCGGAACCCGTTATACCGAAATCATCCGCTCTCACTTTGGCGTCGTTTCGACCGACCAAAGACTACAAAGACCGGAGTACTTGGGGGGCGGTAGCTCCCCCGTCATAATCTCTCCGGTCGCTCAAACCTCCGAAACAGATCCATCCGGCCCGGACGCATCACCGCAAGCCAATCTGGCCGCAATAGGCACGGCAACACTCACCGGCCACGGCTTCACCAAATCATTTACCGAACACTGTCTCCTTATCGGAATGATAATGGTCCGGGCCGATCTCACTTACCAACAAGGACTGAACCGCGTTCAATCACGCCTCACCCGATTCGACTTCTTCTGGCCCAGCCTGGCGAATTTGGGGGAGCAGGCAGTCCTCGAAAAAGAGATCTTCACTACCGGCACCCCTGGTGACGACACTGTTTTCGGCTACCAAGAACGATATGCAGAATATCGTTACAAACCATCTCAAATCACCGGAAAGTTCCGCTCTGCGGATCCTCAAACGCTAGATGCCTGGCACCTAGCAGAAGACTTCGCTTTCCCTCCACAACTGGATCAGGGTTTCATAAACGAAAACCCTCCAGTAGACCGAATCATCGCGGTCCCTGACGAACCGCATTTCCTCTTCGATTCTTATTTCCAACTACGCTGCGCTAGACCAATGCCTCTCTACGGCGTCCCTGGTCTTATCGATCATTTTTGATCGTCCTGATCTTCGCGCTGCCTAGTAATGAAAAACTTCAAGGGTCCAAAATACCAACGCGGCTTCATACACCACAAAATAGCTAAAGTGGCGAAAGTCGCCGCTCCTATCGTTGCCCCGTGGGCACCCGTCGCCGCCGCAGGCATCGCCGCAGTCGGCTCCTTCATCGGGGGCGAAAAACGCAACGAAGCTCAAATCGCGAGCGCCCGCGAGCAAATGGAATTTCAAGAACGTATGTCCAACACGGCCCATCAACGCGAGGTCCTGGACCTTCGCGCTGCAGGCCTAAATCCAATCCTCTCTGGCACCGGCGGAGCCGGAGCCTCTACCCCTAGCGGCGCTCAAGCAGCCATACAAGACACAATCACTCCGGCTCTCTCGTCAGCCCAACAAGCAGCGCGTATGTCAGCTGACATCAAACAGATCCGGATACAAAACAAAAACACGGCTGCTAATACAACGCTCACCGCCGCTCAGCAAGCTAAATCAGAGTCCGACAAAAAACTTGTCGATCTCAACTACATAATCACTAAAAACGCTAAACTCGGAAAATCCGAAGTAACCAAAGACCTTTGGGAACTGGACTACGAAGCCTTCATCAGGCGTATCAATGAATCCACAGCATCGAGTTCCGCCAAAGGAACAATGCAAAAAATACAAGACGCCGGCCGCCAGGCTGGCGAATCAGCTCGTGCAATCAAAAACAAAGTCCGCGGCTCAATACGTAAGAGCCGCAAAGCCGCTAAACCTTTCATGCAATCGCTGAAAGATATCTTCACTCAAGCTCTGGGAACCATCAGACCATGACAATCAAATCTGCCTACGGCAAAAAATCCCGCGTACACGCGACAAAATCCACTGGCCCTGGGGCCAAACAATCGTTCAAGAAAGAATGCGATATCAACGCAATCATGGCCAAATACCAAAAAACCGGCCTTATCGATCACTTCAATAACCACAAAGCCAACTATGGCTTCGCTCCTGCGATCGAGTATCGCGAAGCACTCGAAAAAATCCGGACCGCTCAAGAAATGTTCGCCGAGCTACCCTCCCAGGTCCGTAAAAAGTTCGGTAACGATCCCGAACAATTCCTGGCGTTCACCCAGGATCCCTCCAACCGTTCAGAAATGGCCGTACTCGGCCTCCTGAACAAAGACTACAAGTCCTCTGAGTCTCCGCCCGCGCAGCCCTCAGACAGCGCTACAGCGCCTACTCCGCCATCCCCGGCAACGTCCGCAAATCCACTCACGCCGGAGTAAAAAGCACAGTTGCTAACTTGATCTCAACTGTGCTAACTGACAGGTCAGTTAACACTAAACCCCGACCACAACAAAAAACAGAACCAAAACAATCACTTGCCCTCTACAGGAGCCAAAAACCAATGCCCTACAAACGCAGAAAAATGTCCCGCAAAGCCTCCAAGCGCTCTTTCAGGAAAGGCGCTAAAAGAACAGCTCGCGTTAATCTTCGCGGCGCGCCTATGCGCGGCGGTATCCGCCTGTGAAAAATACCCTGCTGTGCGGCTTCATCTGGGGCCTAATCATCTGCTATGCCTTGCTATAAACCTCTGAAAGGCTACCGGGCACCATCCGGAAAAATCACTTTCGACCGCAAGGCCTCAACCGGCAAACTTGCCGAAGCTCCCTGCGGACAATGTCTAGGCTGCCGCCTCGACTACGCCCAAGAATGGGCGATCCGCTGTCTTCACGAATCCGAGCTCTATGACGATAACTGCTTTATCACTCTGACCTATGCCCCAGAACATCTACCTATGCATGGCTCCCTGGACAAAACTCACTTCCAAGACTTCATGAAGCGTTTGCGCGACGCTGTCGCGCCTCTTCTAATCCGCTTCTACCACTGCGGCGAATATGGCGACAAACTGTCTCGCCCTCATTACCACGCGCTGATCTTCAACTTTAATTTCCCTGATAAATACCTCTGGACCTATGGCCAGGGGAAAAATCCTCTCTACCGCTCCAAGCTTCTCGAAGCAAAATGGCCTTATGGCCACAGCTCTATTGGAGCAATGACAAAAGAATCAGCGGCTTACTGTGCCCGCTACACAATCAAAAAAATAAAAGGGCAAGAACTACTGAAACGCGATCCGGAAACGGATCTCCTGCCTTACCAAACCATTGATCCTCAAACTGGCCAGATACTTGATCTGCAGCCAGAATATGCGACTATGTCGCGCAATCCAGGGATCGGCCGCGATTGGTATGAACAATTCAAAACAGATGTCTTTCCATCTGACTACGTCATACACAAAGGACGCCGAGTCCGAACGCCGCAATATTATCGCCGACTCCTGGAACAATCCGATCCTATCTTATCCGGCCAACTGGCCGACAAACGTAAAGCGAAAGCCTTACTCAAAACCCACGATCAATCCTACGAACGGCTTAACGTTCGTGAAAAATGTAAACAAGCGCAACTCAACAATCTAATCAGGCCTCTTCATGGAACATAAAATCTTTGCAATATACGATCAAAAAGCCTTTGCGTATTTGCCACCCTTCACTCTACCTCGAGTTGAAATGGCGGAACGCACTTTCCTCGATTGCATTAACTCCGACTCTCATGCATTCGGTAAACACCCGGCCGACTACACCCTTGTCGAGCTGGGAACCTACGATGACCTTAAAGGGCTAATCACTACTCACGACGCTCCGAAACTTGTCGGTAGCGGCATCGAATACTTAACACCAAAAGAGGACCTCTCAAATGGCAACGTCCATGCGCTCGGTAATGGCCCATCAATTCAGCCAGGTTCCAACAGTGGAGATCCCGCGATCAAGCTTTGATCGCTC